GTGATGATGGGTGATGTGGTGGTAGGAGGTGTGTGTATGGGAGTGGTGATGGTAGTGTGTTGATGGGGGTATGGTGTTGTAAGTTGGTGTATGTAGGGTAGAGACACCCCCTTGACAGATTGTTTTTCCCCTTAGTCGCACTAGTTACTTGTTACTAGTTAACTACCTGTTGTTGGTTAACTAACAACCCCTTAAGAGGGTTGTTAGTTTAATCCTCCTATCTAACCCCCCTATAATCCCCCCTTCCTTCCCTCCTTTATTCCCAATAACATGTTATTTTCTATACGTCAGGATTGTTACATCCGGGGTGTTCCTCCTTAAAACTACCTCGTTAGGGTTTACAATCAGTCTCAACCGCAAGGTGTAATGCGGGAGTCTTTACTGACAAGCAGACCCCGGTGCTTGAAGCCTCCTGCATTGGGGTCTGTGTTATTCAGGAGGTATGTTTTGTTATTACCCGAAGATCGGAAAGCCCTTTTAGAAACGATCGGCGTGACTACGTGGTCCGAACAGGACGAGATCCTTGACCATCCAGCAAGAATCAAGCTTGTTGCGGGCGGGGAGCGTGCGGGAAAGAGCTTTATGGGAGCGCTTTCCATCATTACTCACCTTGATGAGTTTGAGGATGGGGATATTGTGTGGCTTGTAGCTGCTGACTATGAGCGTAACCGGGCAGAGTGGAACTACTTAACCGATATGCTCGGGAAGCTAGGGTTCCTGTACAAGCAGACTAAACGCATTGACCCCGGAGAGATGGAAGCCATCTGTGGGACAGCTAATAACCCCGGATTATTCAAGATAAAGACAAAATCCGCCAACGATTACCGGAGCCTTGCTATGGAAGCCCCTAGAATGGTGGTCACTTGCGAAGCATCCCAGATCGACTATGACAGTTTCCTGCGTTTACGTGGGCGTATCGCAGAAAAGCGCGGGTATCTATTCTTAGAGGGTACTTTCGAAATGTCCCTAGGCTGGTATCCGTCCCAGTGGGAGGCGTGGAAGTTCTACAACCCTGATGACGACGCTATTTCCTTTTCACTGCCGTCTTGGACAAACAGGGTTGTCTATCCTGATGGTAGGCAGGACGATGAAATCCTATCCCTTGAGAGGTTACACTCCGAAAACTGGTTCAATGAGCGAATTGCGGGCAAGCCAGCGCCTCCAAAGGGTCTTGTCCACGATATGTTTGACATTGCACACCACGTTTCTGACGATGTTACCTATATTCCCGGCGAACCAATACATCTATGGATTGATCCGGGGTACTCTCAGGTTACAAAGTCCGCCTATGCTGTTGAGGCAGTACAGATAATTGATGGTCAGGTACGGGTAATAGACGAAATCTACGAAAGACTTAAGGTTACTGAGGAAATTATCGACATATGCCAGAACAGACCTTGGTGGCAGGATGTTTCCCACGGTGTTATCGACATAGCTGCCCATAATTTTGGTGAATCCAGACCAGTAGATACGTGGTTGCAGCAAGCAGGACTGTATATGCAGTCCCAGAGTGTTGGAATAATGGATGGTATCGAAAGATTTAATACCTACCTTAAGGAAAACCCTGTCACTCACCAGCCAAACTTAGTCTTTAACCCTAAATGCAAGGGTATTTTGTCCGAACTAGGTGGCTGCGCTAACCCATTTGATGAGCAAATGCATGTATATACTTGGAGGACTGACCGTGAGGGTAACGTTGTGGGAAAAACTCCAAGGGACGCTTTCAATCACGGAGTAAAAGCGATAACCTACGGACTTGTTGTGAATTTTGGCTATGCCAGAACCACGGGTCAGGGGAAAATAATCGCAGTAAACAGGTGGTAATGTGGCAAAGATAGATGATCTGGCAACAACCCTAGAAGATGTTTGGGAGTCCCCCGGATTTATTACCAGACGCGCCAGAATGGAAAGTGATTACGGCTTGTATCGGCTAAATGACTATGACGCTGGAGCCGGATACCAGAGCTATACATCAAATGCCCCCAGAATCTTAGCCGATAAGATTATTTCCTACCTAACTAGTGCCAGCATGTCCATCCGGGTAAACATGAGCGCTGCTGTTGCTGACCGAACCCCCGGAGCCAAGAAGGAAAAGCTTGCAATAGGGTCATTGAACCTAGCTGATGAACGGATGCAGCGTATAGGACAGCCAACTGTTCGCGAACAACTTGCTTTTCATGCTGTACTTAGGGGCTGGTATGCAGGGCGAGCGCTTTTAAACAAGCGAGAGGACGGAAGTACTTATGTAGACATTACGCCCTTCGACCCGCTTCACTGCATTTACGAAATGGACGACGATGGGGTTGTATGGCTGGCGCATAAAACGCGAAGATCTGCCCTTTCAGTCAAGTCCCAGTTCAGGATAGACGTTGAACCAGCAGTAGAAAAAGAAGGAGAGCTTGCAGGGGTAGATGTGTGGGACTATTACTCACGGGAAGAACACGGGATAATAGTTACCAAAGACAAAGACCATTACGAATGGGGTAAAAGGCTAACCAAGCACAACATCAGGGATATTAATAACACTCCATTTGCCCCTGTTTTCCTTGGAGCTGTGGGTCCAGCTCCTTGGATTCAGGGCGAGACTTCCAGTGATGACACCGCAAAAGACTTTGGCGAGTCTATCTTTTCATCTAACCGCCAGATCTATGAAGACCTGAACTTCGCAATGAGTGCCTACAAGACACTTGTTAGGCGAGCGGTCAGGCGACCGTACAAGATTATTTCTCCTGACGGAACAACAACTCTTGAATCTGACCCTTGGCAGGACGGATCGGAAGTCCCACTCCCCGCCGGAACAGAGATCCAGCTTCTCGACGAAGTAACAATGCCGATTGACACTCCTGCATTTGTAGGTCAAATATCCGGCGAGCTTCAGCGTGGTGGATTATCTAACGTTAGTTATGGCGAACTACCGTTTGCTATCTCAGGATTTGCAGCGAAGGTTCTTCAGGAAGGATCTGCCCACCAGATAGCACCAAGGGTTCAGGCTATGTCTTCCTGCTACAAGCAGATAACTGAACTTATTTCAATGCAGTACCAGCTTGGCGGATTCAAGGCGATGGATGTAACGGGTCGGCACAATGACGTATCAAGCTACTTCCACGAAGAAATTAACCCTGCAGACGTTGAAGGCGCTGGAGCCATCGAAGTTAAGTTCGGTGTTAGGATGCCACAGGACGAACCACAGCTAATAACAATGGCACAGATGATGCGAGAGGGACAGCGCCCACTTGCACCTGACGAATGGATATGGGAAAACGTCCTGCAGATTACAGATGTTGACCAGTTCAAGAACGCAATTAGCGCACAACAGGCTCACACGACAGAGCCGAAAGCCCTGTTAATAACCCTGATAGAAGGCTTGATGCAAACAGGGGAACAGGAAAAAGCCCTTATCTATATTGATCTTCTAAGGAAGACACTCAAGCAGGAAAATCAGCAGGAACAATCTCAGGATATGCAGTTCCAGCAGATGCAAGCTCAAGTACAGGCAATGATGATGGGAGGCGGAGTTCCGCCCCCTGAAGCCGGAGGACAAGGTGGTGGGCAGGGTAGCCCGCCGGGAATATCTAATGATATTCTTTCTTCACAAATGCAGGGATTCACTAGGGCTGGTGATCCTGCTCAAGCACCGCCGGGTACTCCCGGCGGACCGGGAACATTTAACGGCGCATAACCATGGCAAACTTCAGATTTTTTTACAAAAGTGACGAGGGCGATAGTGGGTACGAACTCTTCGAGGGGAGGAACGAAGAAGAGGCTAGGCGAAAAGCCAGAAGATTCTTTAATGATAAATACGACGGGTTTGAAATAACACGCGTTCAGCCGATGGCTAAATCGGGCAAGCTTCAAGAGGATCAAAAGAAGAAAAAGGAAGAAGAAGACAAGGATAAGGATAAGCCTAAAGCTAAGGCTGGCGACTCAGACCCTGACGATCTCATGGAATTTGAAAAAGACATGGAGGAGCTGAACAGAAGAAGAGCAGAACACGAAGCGTGGTTAGCGGAACAAGAGGCGTTAGAAGAGGAACGAAGGCAAGCCCGCGAAGAAGAGCGACAAGCTTGGGAGCAACAGCAGAAGATATGGGATCAGGAGCGTAAAAATAGAATAAATAATGACGA